ATAAAAGGAGAACATAAATTTATAGTAATAAAAAATGAAAAGGGATTATATGACTATCAAAGTCAAGAGTTAATAAATGGGGAATGGGTTAATATGAGCAAACAAAAGAATTTCACTAGAGTGGCTTTAGAAGATTGGCTTGATATTATAATAGAGTTTTAAAGGGAGATGTTAGAAAATGATAAAAGTTAATAATAAAATGTTAGATAGATTTTTAGAGATTATGGAAGATTATGGAGAGTTTGTCTTTGGAGATAATGAATATTTAAAAAATCAATTACAAGTTTGTTTAAATAGTCAAGGTTATTGGGCTGGAAATAGTATAAAAGTTTACTATGATAAAGATATTAAAGATTTTTATATAGAAAGTAGGTGGTAATATGTTTAATGAATTATATTTTAAAAATGAAATATTTGACTTGTTTGAAAATGCAAGGGTATTATTTAATGATTATTACAATGGTAAAGAAAGTTATACTAATGAAGATATAAATGCAATAAAAGATATATTGAAAGCAATTAAAGAAAATATTAAAAATATAGAAAATGAGAGTGAAGAATAATGAATAATAGACCAGGAAGCGTTGTGTTAGTAGATTATGCAGATTTAAATGGAAATATCTGTAAAGGCATATTCCTAGTATTATATGATGAGGCAATAGATAACCTAACACAACTTGGAAACAATGTTATAGCTTTAAAGATAACAACTAGCATCAATCAAATTAGTTCTTATTATGTAGCATTAGACCTAGAAAAAGATACTTTCTTTGATAGACAATGTTATGTAGTATGTAATAGACCAAATACACTCAATAAAAGTCAAATTAGAGCATATATGGGTACAATCCAAAAAAGAGAATTATTGAAAGTTTATAGATTATTTCAAAAATATAATGCAAATGTAGAGCAACAAATATTAGATAGTTTATTGTCAATAAAGTAAACAAATTAAACTTATAAAACAAAAGGTACTTGACATACAAATTAAACTATGGTAAAATAGATAGTGTGGAAAGGAGGCTTTATTTTATGAAAAATGTAAGAATAAACAAGTCCTATGGTACATGGAAATATAGAAAAGAAATTGATATAGAAGATAATTCAAACTATGTGTACTATTTATGGGGAATAGACCAAAATGGAAAAGAGTGGGCTTGGATGACGCCATTTTATAATGAAATATTAGAGTTTATTAAAGCAGACGATAAAACAAAAGAGATTTATTTAAACTATTAGAAAGGAAAATAATCTATGAAAAATGTACAATTAAGAGATTATCAAGAAAAAATATTAAATGATTTAAAATGTGTTCCTAGTATTGGACTATTTATGAAAACTGGTTCTGGTAAAACTATTACATCCCTTGCTAGATTTGAGCAAAATGGTACACCAAATTTGCTTGTTATATGCCCTCAAAAAGTTGTATCTCAATGGTGGGACGAGATAGAGAACCATACTGATATGAAACCATTAAGATATTCAATGAGTTTGTCAAGTATTAAAAAGTGGAGAATAATTGAAGAGTATTTGGAGAATAAAGATATAAAAAATAAATGTGTAGTAGTAAACTTTGATATAGTTAGTAAATTAGCTTTACAATTATATATAGATGATACATGGACTATTATTATAGATGAAAGTCATAAAATCAAGTCTATGGGTACATCAAAAAACCCAGTTCAAATTACTCAATGTTGTCTAGAATTAGGGGAAAAGACCGACCATAAGATAATACTTACAGCAACACCTACTGAAAAAGAAAAAGGTGGATATATAGATTATTATTCACAATTAAAATTTCTAGGTTATTTAGATTATTCATTGACATATTTTAAAAATAAGTTCTGTATTATGGATAAGATACAATATCCAGGTATGCCATTCCCTATTCAAAAGATAGTAGAATATCGTATGGATAAGATTAAAGAGGACTTAATGCCTATTTTACAAAATACTTGTAGATATTATGCTCCAAAGTATGGTGATTATGAACCACAACATATTAAAATAGATATAGACTTATGTAAAAGCTATTTAAAATTATGTAGAGAAAGAGCTTATAAAGATATTACATTTGATAATGTTAGTGCTTTTAGAATAGGTAAAAAGACACTTACAGGTGGACTTATAACAGGTACTAATGAATATAAAGATAGATATTATTACAAAGATAATACAAATAAAGTAGATTGGTTAGAAGAATTCTTATCAAATACTGATGATGTTGTGTCAATTCTTTATAGTTATAATACTGAACTTGCTATGCTAGAAGAATTATGTAAAAAACTAGGAAAGAAATATATAATTATCAATGGTGCAGTTAAAGATAAACCAGCAGAACTTAAAAAAGATTTTGATGTGTTATTGGGACAATATGAAGCCTTTGGTGAAAGTTTGGACGGACTACAATACAAATGTCATATAATGGTGTTTTATTCAATGCCAGATAGTTCAAGAGCATATAAACAAAGTTTAGGAAGAATAGATAGAATAGGGCAAACAGAAGTTCCAACCTATTATTATCTAATAATGCGTAGTACAATAGATGTAGGCATTTATAATTTATTACAAAATAAAGTAGAGTTTAGTGAGAAAGACTTGAACTCACTAGATATATAGAAATAGTTAAACAATGATTTATTTAAAAGTGAGGTGGAATGAAATGAATAAAAAAGATATAATGTATGAAATAATACACAAAGCAATAGAACAACAAAATGTTTTAGATTATGAAAATATAGAAGAGTTTTTAAGGTTATTAAATGATGATTTATTAAAGCAATTATACATATATTTTTGCTTAAACTTTTAGAAAAGGAAGTATAGTAAAGGAACGAATTTAAAAAGGAGATAATTATGAAAGATAAAATAAAAAGATTTTTAGAGGGGGTAGATAAAGTAAAAGTTTTGGTTGAAAACAAAAGGTGGAAAACAAAATATAAAAAGTTAGAGGAATTATATGATTTATTGGTTCTAGATAATATATCTGTTGAAAATGAAATGATTTTATTAAGAAATGAGCTAACACAAGCACAAAGACAAAAAAGAGAGTATTTAACAGCTTATAAACATTTAAAAGAAGAACGTAGACAATTAAGAATATTGTTAATGAAAAATGGTACTTTAAATGATGTTAAAAAAGCACTTGGTATTAAGTAAGGGAGAATAAATATGAGTATAATTGATGGAATAAATAAAGTATTAAAAAAGAAGTATAATATGGAGTATATAACTGGTACTAGAAGATTAATTATACATGAACCAATGTTAGTTAAAGACCTACAAAAATTATTATTTTACATTAAATCAAATAATGCAAAAATAAAAGATGTTAGAGTGAAAGGAGAGAAGTAACTATGCCAGATGGAGATAGTTTTGCAGGTGGTAGTTATCCAGAATATCACCATACATATAAGGTTGCTACTGGAGAAGCTATAATTAAATTTAGATTTGAAGATACATTTCCAGTAACTATGGAAGATGAGGATATACATGCTTATATAATGGATAATGTTAAAGATTATACAGATGAAATAGTAGATGTAGAAGATTTAGAAGTCTCTACACATATAGAACAAGATTAATAAGAAAGAAGGTAAATAATGAAGATAACAATATATGAATTATAGGTAATAAAATCAATGAAATAATTGATTATCTTAAAAGCAAAGGAGATGAATAAGATATGGATACAGATGGAACTTGGTGGCTAGATGAAGGTTTAATTGAACCTGACTATGATATGGGTTATTGGACAACAAAAGATGGAAGAAATTTAAAAATAGAATTAATGGAAACATCACATATAAAAAACACTATTAATTTATTAAAAAGAAATATTGCAAAATTAGTAGGAGAAGAAAAAGATTATTATGAAGATTATTTTAATTTTAAAATAAATGAATTTGAAAAAGAATTTAAAAAAAGAGATATCTATAAAAGACATTTAGAAAGCAAAGGAGAATAAGTATGAAAATACAATTATATGCAACAGTATTTGGCTATACCAAAGTATTTAATGAAGATAGAATTTTGCTTTATGAAAGAGTTAGATGTGCATTTAATGATGAATACAATGAAAAAAGAGATATGACACCTGTTAGAGAATTAAAAATACATCAAGACAAAATAGGCAAGTATGTTATTCATAAACATCAAAGATATTATTTAGATTAGAAAGCAAAGGTGAGTAATAATGAAAACTAAATTACTTCAAATAATAAACCACTACGGTATTAAACATCAACAAAGAAAATTAGCAGAAGAGGTATTTGAATTACAAGAAGCAATAACAATTTGTGAAGAAAGTGGAATAAATAGTGATAATTTTATAGAACATATTGCAGAAGAATTAACTGATGTTATTGTATTAGTAAGTCAAATAAAAGAATATTATGGAATATCTGATGCACAATTAGGTAAGATAATGGATTTTAAAGTATATAGAACATTAGAAAGAATAAAGAATGAATAAATACATTATATATAATATATCAAAAAGACTTGATATTTATAAATTAGTATTATAAAATTAGATTATTAGAATACACATGGGAAAGGTGGTGATAAACAATGAAATATAGAATTAAATCTTCATTAAAACAAGAAGTATTGAGTTTACTTTTAGAAAGAAGAGCAACAACAGTACCTAGAATTAAAAAGATAGTTCTTACAGATAAAGAGATGTTTTTACCTAAATGGTTAAAATATTTTAGTCTTGAAGAGTTGGACTATTATCTAGAACCTGTTACAGAATATGGAGAAGCTATTATAGAACCAATACATAAAAAAGTTAGTGAAAATTGTGAAGAAAAAGAAGAAACTAAAAGTGTTGATAAAGATATCATTGAAGAAGAACCAACACAAGAAAAATTAGAAGAATATTATGGAATTTAGGAAAGGAATTAGAAAACATGGCAGAAGCTAAAAAGAAAACTTGGCTAGAAGTTTATCTAGCAAATTACAATGGAGAAACTGAAGAAGCAAAATCAGTTAAAGACTATTTAAAAGAAAATTATAAAGGGAATAGTTATATCCCTTGGGCTACAATGGAAAGGCTTACATATATGCAAGACCCAGATGCAGTATTTGAAAAACTTGCAAATGAAAATGGGGAGCTTGTATGGACTTCATCTAATATGACATTTCAAAATGTTACAGCTGATGGAGTTGTAAAACAAGAAACAAGAGCAAAAATGTTTGGGCATTTTGTAAAGGTAAAATTAACATTTATGGGTAAGGAGTTTATAGAAGATTATCCCATTCAAGATAGTGATTACACAGCAGTTAAAGCTTATGATAGTAACTTAATAAACAAAGCATTACAAAGAGCATTAGCAAAAGTTGCTTCAAGAGCTACAGGTATTGGCTTAAAACTTTATGAGAATAAAGATTTACAATTTGATGAAGAGACTACACCAAAGAAACCCGAAATTAAAAAGGTTGAAAAGATAGAAGAAATTAAAGAAGTACCTGTAAAGGTTGAAGAAACTAAGGAAGAACCAGTAAAAGTGGAAGAACCTAAGGTTGTGGAAGAAACAAAAGTTGAATCTTCTATTCCTGATGATGTGTGTAGTTTATTAACTTTAATTAGAAATACAGAAGAAGATAAAATAGTTAAAGTACTTCAAAGATTAAATCCAGCAATTTTATCTAAGTTCAATTTTGCGTTAAATGTAACTGATACAGATGAAGAATTGGTTGAAAAAATATCTAAATTTGAAGATGTTACTAAGTTTACAAAAGCAATAGAAAAACAATTAGAAATAATATAAAGGAGAAAAATTATGAAATACTATAAACAATTTTATGAAAAAGGTAATAATAGTTACTATATTACCAATATTAATGATGCTGAGTTTCTTGGTATAGAAAGTTTTATACAAGGTAAAAGTAGATTTAATAAAATAAAAAGGATGCAACAAGGGTTCAAGCTACTAGAAATATCACCTTGTATAAGTAAATTATTACTTGAAGTCTATTCTTCAAAATGTATTGAAGAAGATAAAGAGTTTCCAGATATGAATAAGTATGAAATACCTACTGAAGAACATATCACTAAGGAAATTAAAGATACATTTGAAAATCTTAGAGTTCAAGAATTAGCAAATTTAGAAGCTTGGTATGAAAGAGAGAAAGCTAACAACAATGAAGAAGAAAATAAATCAATAGAAGATTTCTACATAAATAATAAAAAGATTCTAGAAAAGAGTCTTATACCTGAAACTACAATACTAGATAAAGAAGAAATTGTTAAAATATGTCCTATATTAAAGCAATTATTCAAATATGGATATTGTTTCTTATATAGTGAGCAATATACACAAGTGTATAGAGTTGTTTACTTATATAGTATAGATATGTTTGGAGCAGTTACTATTTATCAATTAGATATAGTAAAAGATAGAATCAAAGGTATGCAATCATTCATTTTAGATAAAAACATTATAGGAAAATATTATGAATATGTATTAAAGAAAGAAAGTTAGGAGAGATAAATTATGGTAGATACAAGTTTAAATAAAAAATATACAGCAAGTGCTGGAGGAAATAGTGATTTTAGTCCTATTCCTGATGGAGAGTATCATTTAAAGGTAGTTGAAATCAAACCTTGGGAAAAGAAAACTCAAGATGTAATGGTTATCCAAAGAGATGAAAATGGTAAAGCTTTAGTAGATGAAAAAGGAAACCAAATTAGAGACAAAGTTTCAAATTGTGAGTTTTATAACTCAACTGTAAAACTTTCAGTAGTTGGAGGAGAATATGATGGAAGATTAATATTCTATAATCTTACTACACATCCAAATATGTCATTTGCTATTCCAAATTTCTTATACGGAATAGGTGAAAAAGACATGGCAGCTAGTGATATTCCTACAAAAGCAATAGATAAGTTATGTTTAGCAGATGTTATAACTGATACTTATGATAAAAAGAAAACTGATAAAGATACTGGACTTGAAACAACAGAAAAGAAAACTGTTAATAGAGTTAAATCATTTAAAAAACCTGATGAACAGGTACTTGAAGCAAATGGTAATGAACCAGTTGAAGATTTAGGTATTTAAAAATCAATTTGAAAGAGGGTGATATAGGAATGGAGTTCTTTAAGAAATATTTTTCTGAGATAAGTGAATGGGAAGCTGAAGAAGTGAAAGTTCACTGTCCATTCCACTAGCCACTCAGACAATCACCCATCTGCTTCTATAAATACTGAGAAAGGACTATTTCATTGTTGGGTATGTGATATAGGCTACAATGAACCACAATTTATGGCTAGAATCAATAAAATTGATGAAATAGAAGCCATAAAACTTTTAGATACCTATAATTGTGTGGATAATTGGGATATTTATGTGGCAAATCTATGGGCAGATACTGAAATGGTTGAAAAGCTTAAGACTATGGGCTTAAGTGAACAGATTATAAGTGATATGAAATTAGGTATGAATAAAGTATTCAACAAGAAATTCCTATCTATACCTATTTTCTATAACAATATGTTAGTTGACATAAGAAATTACAACATATTCAAGTATAATGATGCTCCTAAAATGATTTCACAAGAAAATGCTTTAGTTGGTTGGGTACTACCCTATGCACCATTCTTAGAAAGCACAGATACTTGTTATTTCCTTGAAGGAGAGAAAGATATGCTCCTAGCAAGGTCTTTAGGACTAAATGCTTATACTTTAACTGGTGGAGCTGGAGCTTTACCAAATGAATATGTAATAAATGCTTTTGATAAAAAAGATATAGTAATTTGTTATGACAATGACACTGCAGGGGTTAATGGTATGAATAATATGTTTAATTGCTTAACTGATAAGGTAAGTAGTATTAAATATATTAATATTGGTGAGGTAGTAAAAGAAGAAAAAGAGGACTTTTATGATTTTATAACAAAATATGGTTGTAGTGTGTTTGACTTTTACTTATTAGAATTACACGATTTTGAAAGAACAACCATAAATACTAATTACAAAACTATTAGAGAAGCATTAGAAGAAAAGTTATTAGTAAAAGATTTAAAAAGTATCATTACTGTTGTTAGTGAATATTCTGATAACTATGCAGTACCTACAATAGTAGATTTTGAAAAGATTGCTTGTACTGAAAGCAAGTATGATACCTTAGATATGGGGGAGAAAAAACACTGGTATTTAGAGAAAAGGAACTTAAATCAATTATTAGACTTAATAGAAGTAAGTGCTAGTGATATTGATGTTACTAATAGATTAAAATCTTATGTAGGAATAAACCCAAAAGAACCTGGTATTCAAAAGATTCAAAGAAAAGAAGTACCAGTATATAAGGTATCTATTAGTGATAGAGATAATGAAACAAATCCTATAAGCTTAGATATTTATTCATTTGAAAAACTAGATGTTGGTAGTGAGTATATAATATCTTATAGGATATATAGATTCGGTAATAAGAATCAAAAGTTAGTTGCTATAGCAAATGAGATTAAACCTGTTGATGATACAACTAATTATGTATTAGATAAAAACCTACTTAGTAAATTCCAAAGTAACGGAACAATAGAAGAGAAACTAAATAGGTTATATGAAAGTGCTAAGCATTATGTAGCAAAACATTTGAACTATAATATATGGTTAATGACAGACTTAGTATTTAATAGTATATTAGATTTTAAATATGGAGAAAAGATAAGAGGGGCATTAGATGTGTTTTTCCTAGGTGATACCCAAGTAGGTAAGTCTGAGACTACAAGTAAAATGAGAGACTTATATGACTTCGGACACTTTTTATCACTTAAAACCTCAACTACTGTGGGCTTGATAGGTGGTAGTAAAGCTGTTGGGAACTCATATTGTAATACAATAGGAGCAATTCCTAGACAACATAAGAAACTTGCAATACTAGAAGAATTTAGTGGAGCTAAACCAGACTTTATAAAAACAATGACAGATATAAGGTCAAGTAATGAAGTAAGACTTTCAAGAGTTAGTGGGGAACTTAGAGTACCTTGTAAACTTAGGATGATAACAATATCTAACCCTATTAATGATGATAATGGAAATCCTAGATTCCTTAGTACATTCCCAAATGGGGTACAACCTTTAAATGAACTTATTAAAAGTGCTGAGGATGTATCTAGGTATGATGGATTCTTACTTATTCCAAAAGTTGAAAAGAGATTTAATCCCTTTGAATTTGAGCTTACAGGTACACCAATAGATGTAAATGCTTACAGGCATAAAATAAAATGGGTACAGACTAGAAAACCTGAAAATGTAGTGTTTGCTCAAGGTGTTGAAGCTTATATATGGGATAAAGCTGATGAATTAAATGGTATATTTGAATGTAATTTCCCAGTTTTTGGGACTACAACTGATAAGAAACTAGCAAGATTTTGTGTAGCATTAGCAAGTCTACTTGTAAATGTGGATGAAAGCTATGAGAATATAATAGTTACTAGAGAAATAGTAGATTATATGGTTAAGTATTTAACAAGTATTTATGATAATCAAGTATTCAAATTAAAAGAATATGCTACAGAATATAAATCTTATAGTGAATGTAACGCTACAGATGTTGAAAACTTACAAAAGTTATATGTTAATAATTCTACTCTATTGGATTTCCTTAGTAGACAGAGTAGTACATCTAGAAGCAATCTTGCAACTGTTGCTGGACTTGAGAATAGTAAATTCTATTTAGTATTCAATAGATTAGTAGCATTAAAATTCATTAGGTTAAATAGAGATAATGTTTACCCTACTGATAAATTTAGAAAAGCATTTTCTAAAATATCTAAAGATTTAGCTACAGATAGTGGGGTATTAGTAGAACCTAAAAAAGAAACAAACGAGATATATTTTATAGATGATTTTAAAGGAAAGGATGAGAATAATGTTGGATGAGATAGATTTGGAAAAATATAAAACCCACCCAAGAGTATTAGAAATAAGATTGATACTCTTATATGACCTATTTGAAAGGGAGTTCGGACTTAATGGGGCTCAGAGTATATTTGAAAATTTTATAAAGATGTTCAAGTGTCAAGAGTCCCCAATTAAGGTTGTACTTAATAAAAGATTTGATATAAAAAGAGGAAGTGCAAATAGTAGAAAAAAGATGTGGAGACAAGAAGTCATATTTATGGGGACTTGTTATGGAGAATCTACTTATAAAATGTGTAAGGATTTTCTACATATAAACCCTAGTAATATTTATACTCAAAGTGAATTATATGACCCTAAGATTTTTGTAACTCAAAAATGGTTGGATGAGTTAGATAGACAAACCAATTCATCATTTGAGAATTTCACTAGAGTAGAAATAAATAGATTCTTAGAAGGTATAAATGGATTAACTAATGTATTATATACTTGGAAAGGTGGAAGATAAGATGTTCTTATACCAAAAATTCAAGTATAAATACACAAAAGATAATATAGATACATTAATAAATGATATAAATACAGAAAAACCACAATATATATGCTTTGATACTGAAACTGATGGGCTTAACATTATAACAAGTAAGCCCTTCCTAGTATCTGTATGTTTTAACAAAAATGTGTATACATTTCCATATAATTCAGAGCATTTCAACAAACTTATTGAAGTTATTGAACAAAATAACATACCCCTATTTGCTCATAATGCTAAATATGACTACCACATGGTACTTAATGGGGGTTCACCTATTCCTGATAATGTTAAAATATATGATAGTATAACTGTTGCAAGACTTACTGAGTTTGCAGATGAAAGAGAAAGTATGTCTTTAGAGAATTTAGGACAAAAATATGTTGCAGATGATGCCAAATTCGCAGGTAAGGTTATAAAGGACATTGTGAATAAAATAAATAAAGCTAGGAGAGAAGAATTAAGAAAAGGACTTATAATTACCTTCCCAGAAGAAAAGTTCGGTACAGAGTCTAAAAATGGTGTTATACGAGGCACAGGAAAATTAACTGAAGTTATAGATGATTATTTCAAATATAGAACTAGATTCGTAAATGATGACAATAAAGTGTATCAATACATAGATGAACATTTTATTCCTGCAAATTATAAGGATGTATATGAACAAGAACCAGATTTAATGACCAGCTATGCTGCTGATGATGTAGTTATTCTTAATGAATACTTAAAGAAAGCTCTTCCAGTATTAGAAAAAGTGGCTGGTACTGAAGTGTTAGAACGTGAGAGTAAACTAATACCAGTTATTGCTAGAATGGAAAACGTTGGGTTAGAAGTGGATGTAGATTATGTAATAAACGCTAGAAAAGACCTAGTTGCTTATAGAGATTTACTTTATTGGGAGCTTAACTTCTATACTGGAGAAGATTTTACGGTAGGACAGCATGATTATATAAAAGACCTACTTAAAAGAAAATATGGTGTAGTAAGTGAAAAAGCTGATGAGAAAGCACTTAAATATATAATTGAGAAATCACCTAATGAAGAGTGTATAAAAGTATGTAAGGATATATTGGAATTAAGGACACTAGATAAATGGATAAGTACTTATGTAGATGGTAAACTTAATTCTATGATATGGAATGAAGAAAGTAAAACTTGGAGAATACATACTGATATGAATAATAATGGAGCTGTAAGTGGTAGAGTTAGTTGTGATATGCAACAACAACCTAAAAATGCACTATTAGATAGAGATGGAAATGAGTTATTTCACCCTAGAAGAATGTTTATATGCCCTAAGGGTTATACAATGGCATTTATTGATGAATCGCAGATGGAACTTAGAGTCCAAGCATACTATACAATGTATGTTGGAGACCCCGATACAACACTTTGTAGAGCATATATGCCTTATGAGTGTTACAATGAGGTAACTACTGAGTTTGACCCTAATAATTTAGAGATGTTAAAGCACTTTAGTAAAAAGAAATGGTATGTTAAAGGAACTGGAGAAGAGTGGCAACCTACTGATTTACATAGTGAAACCACTAAACACGCATTTCCTGATGTACCTGTAGATAGTCCTGAGTTTAAAAAGAAAAGAAAACTAGGTAAACAATGTAACTTCCTAAAGGTATATCAAGGTGGAGTAGGAGCTATACAATCCGAGATAGGTGTAGATGCTGAGACAGCTCAAGCATTAGACCAAGCATTTTATAAAGCATTTCCTAAGATTAAGACCTATCAAGATTGGGTTAATAATCAATTAAGTACTTATGGGTTCATAGAAAATCTATATGGTAGAAGATATTATATGAATGATTCTAGACAATTTTATAAAGGATGTAACTATTTAATACAAGGAACTTGTGCAGATATGGTTAAAACCTTTGAGATAAGAGTTGATGAATATTTGAAAGATAAAAAGAGTAAGTTTGTACTACCTATACACGATAGACACATTTGTCGTGTATAAACCTCTTGATATGCTGGAAAACCTTAAAGACAAGTATACTAAAGCAAAATATGAAAATATAAGTGTAAATGTTATAAAAATACTTGTATGTCATGAACATATATGGTAATATATTTATGTAAATAGGCAATCAGCAGGGAGAGATTTGTATGATAGAACAATTATTAATAAGTGGTAAACTAGGTGATGGGTGTCTAGTAAGAAGAAATGAAAACTCAAACGCATTTATTATGTTTAATAGTACTACAATGGATTATTTAATCCATAAAAAGGTTGAGTTAGAGAAAGCAGGAATAGGAACTACCAGAATAACTTATGGAACATCTGGGTATATAAAAAATAAAAAGATACCTAAGTTTACTACAAGAGTTGATAAAAGAATAACAAAAGTATATGATATGTCAAAATTGGAATGTATTAAGAATTTAGATAAAATAGGTTTAATATATTTGTTTCTAGATGATGGTTCTTTACATAAGAAAAAACTGTTCGGAAACATTTACTGTAATACATTTAATGACATAGAAGTTAGTGAATTGATAAATAAAATAAATTATTATTATCCATTAGCTAATGCAAAGAAGTTATATGATAGAAAAAAAGATGGAAGATGTTATCCATATATTATAATACATAAATTGGGTATGTTAGAGTTTTTAAAAGATATACAAGAGTTTGTTATTAAATATGATATTAATGATATGTTCTATAAAGCAGGTCTACCCTCAACGACTATCTCGTAAGAGAGTACACCCAAGTGGGTGGAAGTAAGAGGCAGCCTAAATGGTTGAAGATATAGTCTAAACTGTATAGAGATATGCAGCAGTTTATAGGAGAACGGCATAAGATTAACGACCTTATGTGAATATATTGGAATTAGTAATTTATGTTGCTAAGGGTGAGGAGTATGTTATTAAAGATATAAAGGCTATTATGGAAGATGTTACTGATGTGATTAAAACAATTCCTATGATAGCTGAGCCTGAAATTAGTAAAACTAATTGGGCTGAAAAGGAAGAATGGGTAGATGACACCAGAGGGTAAACTACAAGATAAAATAAAGAAATATTTAGCAAAAGAAAGAATATGGTTTAGGAGAAACCAAGCACAGGTTTGTTCTAATGGTTATCCTGATATTGACTTTTTGTATAAAGGGGTGTATGTTGGAATAGAACTTAAAGTGCCTGGAAATAAACCAACATTATTACAACAAAAGAAATTACAGGCAATAAATGAGAACGGTGGTATAGGTAAAGTTGTCTACTCACTTGAAGAAGTAGAAGAAATAGTAAATAAAATAAGGAGTGAAAAAGATGAAGGAACGTTATGATGTTATAGCTAGTAGTTTAGGAAGTTATTTTGGTGTAGGATTCCTAGAGCCAATGGAACAACTAGAGATAGACTTAGGGGAAAAAGAAAGAGAAATAGATGAAGCTTCTGAGGATAGAATGTTATTAGGAACTTGTATGGAAGATGCTTCACTTAACTACTTTGAAAAGAAATTAGGTATAGTTATTGATGAAAGAAATAATGAATATGCTTATGCTTTTGATAATATGCTTAAATGTAAAAGAGATGGTAGAACATTCTACAATGGTATAGAAACTGGAGTAGAAAATAAATATTCTAATTCATCATCACATTGTTTTACTGAAGATTTTGGATATGTATTACAATGTCAAGCTTATATGGAAGCATGGGGACTAGACCAATGGTTACTTCTAGGTATGTGGCAAGGTAAACCAGTTATGAAACTTATTAAAAGAGATAATGAGATTATCAATGATATGAAAGAAATGGTTAATTGTATATATGGTATTCTAAATGGAATCTTAGATAAATCAGATTTTAGATGGGATATTATAGAAAAATACTCTAAGACTAAAGAATTAAAAGAAGTTAATATAAGTGATAATGAAGATGCTGAATTATTCTATCAATATGGGGTACTTAATGAACAAAAGAAAGATATTGAAGCTCAATTAAAAGAAATAGGGGACTATATTAAAGCAACTTATGAAGATAGTAAGGTAGATGATGGAACATTTACTTATTCTATATCTACTGGAGAACGTGCTGGTGGCTATGATATGGAAACTTTATCTATAGAACATCCTGAAATAGATTTAGAAAAATATAGAAAAGAATCAATACCATTTAAGACTATTAGAGTAACAAAAAAGAAGAGTGCTTAATCGCACTCTTTTTTATTTGTATTTATTTAATATAGAATTTAATCTATTATTAACTGAATCTAGTTTTCTGTTCTTATTGGCTTCCTTTAACTCATTTATAGTTGCTATATTATACCCTTTTGCTTTATATTTCTTTATTATATTCTGTAATTCATCTATTTCTTGGTATTGTTTATTTATAGCATCTGTTTGAGTATTACCAGTTAAAGTAGTAAGGTTAAATGGCATACCATTACCCTGTATCATACTAGATATATCTTCATAAGCTCTCATACCTTGTTTTGCAGGTACATCTAAACCTGTAAATGCTGATAGGATATTCTCTTGTCTTTTTGTTAATAATGGTAAGTCTTTACTCTTTTCACCAGGATATTTTTCTAACTCAGTACCTGTAAATAAATTTTTATTACCTACTTGTTCATAGATAGATTTTATAATTGGATTAGATTTATTTACTACTGATTGTACAGGGTTAGAAAGAATATCAGTTACATCACCAAATGGAATCTGCATCCTAAAGAATTTATAATTACCATCTTTATCTTTACTACCTGGAACTGGTATATACATATTGTTCTTTAGATATTCAGCAATATTTTCTTCTCCATCTCCAACAGTACTCTCAACTAAACTATTATAAGCCTTCATTAATCTATTATATTGTCTAGTATTCTTACCTAAATTATCTATTTGAAAAGCTAGATTCTTCTTAGCAAATGTATAGAATGGAATAACTTTTCTCATCCAATCTTGTTCAAATGCTGTCATGTTATCTGGGTCAAATAATACTTTTCTTACTGCTTCTCCAGCATTACTAACACCTAATTTTTGTATAAAACTTGGGTCATCCATAGCTTTTAAATATGTAGCATACTTAAATATTCTATCTTCTGCAGTATTTAGTCTAGCAAAACCATTTCTTAACTTATCTAATGGTAATTTAGAACCATTAGCTTTACTTGTTGCAGCAATAACATCATCTAAGTTTTTAGATTTAGCAATAGCATCATCAGTTAATAATGTTACGTCTTGCATAAAGTTAGTAAGCCTTTCATATTTTTGAAGGTCTTTACCAGTAAGCTTTCCAGCAATACCTTTTTCTATTAATTTTTCCCAGCCACCTGAACCATATAATTCTTCAGCAGCTTGTTTAGTATATTTTGCTATATCACTACTTGACATACCTGAAAGATACATATTAGACATGTTACCACCAATATTATTCATTTGGTTAGTTAATGACATTGTTTTATTACCTTTAAAGTAATTTAACATATTATTATATAATCTAGCAAATTCACTTTTACCAGTGGTGTCAGTAGATAATTCTAACAACCTTTTTACTGTTGGGTCAATAGCAATATTATCCAAATTATTTAATAGTTTAGCATAGTCATTAAGATTATCATTACCTGTTTGTTTAGCTAATCTTTTTAAAGTTCCAGATAATTTTTCTTTTTCTGAACCCTTTAACAATCCCCATCCTGCTGGTATTTCATTAAACTTATCAACATATCTAAATGGAGTTGTACTTAACAAATCATTATATTCTTTAGTTAGTTTAATAACCTCATCAGCATTACCAGCCTTTTGTGCTGCTTTAATACTATCTTGAAATTGAGTTATTTTAGGCATATTACCGAACTCACCAAAACCTTGTTTAATCAATACATCATCTATCATTTGAGTATTTTTAGCAAGTTTTGGCATTTGTGCAATATAAGCATCAATACCTGCATCATACATATCACTAAATAATTCAACATTCTCATCTATAAACTTTTTAGCATCTTTAGATAGTCCTGGGATAGCTTTTAATTCTTCTTTTCTAAGTTTATTTGCCTCTCCAGCAGACATATTATATTCTCTACTTTTTAAGAATCTACTACTACCTAAGCCTTTACTTGTAGCATTATCATTTATAAGGAACTTTTTAACTTCATCTGCATCTGCACCATAATCACTTATTAATCTATTAACTGTATCATTATAATTTTCACTAATTTGGTGTCTAACATAATCTGAATTTGTGTTCCAATATTTCTCTGATAAACCAGATAAAGCAGAGAATTGAGCCTCTACAGCTTCATTAGCATTATTGTACCAATCACCTGCTACTTTGACATAATCAGGAACTATATCTTCATATAGTTTTTTTAAAGCATCTATTTCTTTTTGCTCTTTTTTTGTATAAAGTGATGCCCTATTTATTAATGCATCAAGTTTTTCACTATCAAATAAGTCCTCTATTCCTTTACCAGTAGTTCTAATATTACCAGCCTTATCAGTGAATTTATTATTAATTATATTATCCCAAGCATCACCAAGTTGTAATCTATCTCCGTTTTTACCAATTTGTTCTAAAAGTTCATTAGCTAAATTATCATCTGCAATATCATCTACCAAATGTTTTAGTGCATCTGCAGCTTCATCTGTATATTTTATTCTACCTTTAACACCATCAGATAATAAATCTCTTACACTAATTTGAGATACAACATCTCTAATTTTATTTGTGTCTTTAAGTACTTCTTCAGTGGATTTACCTAGTTTCTTAGCTGCCTTTTCAGCCGCTTCCATTAATTCCCCTTTAGTATTCTCAAGATGTTGAGCTAACATATATTCTCTTGCTTTATTTGTTCTATCTGCAGCTATTGCATTTCTTGATAATTTAGTACTGAATTTAGAAGCAACCTCATTCTTAAGTCCTTTATATATTTCTAATAAACCTTTACCATCACCTGTTTTACCAAGGTCAGAAGCCCATTTAGCAGTAGCATTGGCATAGTCTATACCTTTTGCTTTATCTACAGCTCCAAGTCCTTTTTCTATTAATTTATCTGCACCTTTAACTGTTCCTTTAACACCTTTGGCTGCTAGCCTACCAACTCCTTCTGTAGGGCTAATAAGTTTATATGTAGTTTTTGCAGCATCTACAACATCATCTGCTTTACTAGCACCTTTAGCAACAGCACGTGCTGCATCAGCAATATCATCTGCTTTACTAGCAACTTTACCTGCTGTACCAACAGCTTTTACTGGTATAAGAGGAATGTCCATAGGGTCAACAAATACATCTCCTGCAAATCCTAATACATCAACTAAGTCTAGTTTACCTTCCCTATCCTCCATACCATAGTTCTTAAGTATGTCTTTAAATTGAGTATCTTGCTCACCAGTGATTCCTCTTCTAGCCCCTTCCCAAAAATCTTCACCTTCTTGAGAAGCTTTCCAACCACCAAATAGGGCTTGTTGTGGTCTATTAATAAGCTCAAATATATCAAATAGTATATTTTGGTTTTGTCTTAAATTTAAGGCTTTTTCTATAAAGTTTCTTTTATCTAGTGCTTTATCAGTATCAACTCCAGCTGCATTAAGTCTTGTTTTATAATTGGATATTTGTTTATCAAGTGTTTGAGAAGTGGATTTTGAAGGAGATGCTAACATTTTAGAAACCTTTTTATTTATATTTTTATAGTTTGGCATATCAATCTCCTCCTTATATTATTTCTTTCCATACATAATATTATAATAATCCTCTAATGTCATATCTTTAAATTTTTCTAAAGCATTTTTCTCTAAATATTCTGGCGTGTTTTGATATTTTAGGAGTTGTTCATTATATTTAGCTTGAGTTTTCCTAATCTTATCCTCTAATGTTTGTATTTGAGTTGCTAAATTTCCATTGAAGTTTGGATAGTTTCTAGAAAAATTACCATAAGCTGGATTAGAAATTCCATTTTGTTGTAGAGTAGCAAGTTGCTTATTATAATTATCTAATAAATTGCTAGTTTTATTTAGTTGTTTATATTCTTTAGTAGTTGTATCATCTACAGTTTTACCAAGTATCTTACTCTCAAAACCTTTTATTACATCTTGAGCATTTGGAACACCATACATTGTATTTAGTATGAATCCTTTTTCACCATCTGATATATCAATAGCCTCTCCAGTTTCTGGATTTAAATTATTAAGAAGTGCCCATATTGCTAACTCTCTATATTTCTCATCATTTTCTTCATCTTGAGCACTACTTCCACCCCTACCACTAGAGGCTCTTGCTGCTTCTTGTTCTGCTAGTTGGGCTGCTAATCTTTGTCCTTCCATATCAGCTGCTTGTTTATCAGCAAGTATGTCTAATTGGTCTGATAATTGTTTCTCATTAAGTTTATTCCCACCACTAACTAAATCATTTAACCCACTAATTTGAGCATTAACTACATCACTTGTACTATTCATTAACTTACCTAATGCAGTATTAGTACTTCCACCAACAGCTCTAGTTTGCTCTTGATTTATTAAATTTCTAACACCACTTTCAGCAAGTCCTCTATTTGATAAGTTCTGGTCAATAGCTCTTTGTGCATTAAATGTAGAATTTGTTTGGTCTGCTAAAGTGTTATTATAGTTTCTAACAGCTTCTTGTTGTTTAGCATCTGCTTCTGCCATTAAGTTAGCAAATCTATCTTTTAGAATATCCCAATTAGTTGCATAGGCTTGCCTAGATGCCCTTGATAAGTCATCATAAGCACTTGTATCCCAACCACCAAGATACTTTTTAGTTTGTTTAGTATTAGCCATAATCTACCTCCTATCTATTGAAATAAGGATTACTCTTATTTAATAAATCCTGATAAGGTGTAGGTGAAACCAAATTAGGTTTTCCACTAGAAGTTGTAGAGGGAACTAAAACTGAACTTGTTGATGCACCTATTTTTGGTAAAGTAGCAGGTGTTGTAAGACCTGAAATTGTACCATCAGGATTAATAACATATTTTGTACCATAATTTATTCCATAAGCATCTAAATAATCTTTAATTTGGTCAATAGTATATTTATTACCACGAAGATTCTTTACTACACTAGAAAGGTTACCCATAGTTAAATCATCTTGTAGTGGTGCAATAATAGAACCAGCAAGTTGAGCTCTGTATCTTTCATACTCATCATCAAATTGTTTTTGTTGTTGGGCTCTAGCAGCTGCAGCATTAGCATTTGCATCCCATCTACTTTGTATCCCCTCAGCTAAACTTGCTAATTGTGCATTATATTGATTTTGTGCACCTTGTTTAGCTAAATTTATATTTGCTAAAGCACTATTATAAATGTCTCCAGCCTGTCTACGAGCCATATCATAAGCTTGTTGTCCTTCTGTTTCACTTCTATCTATACCTTCTAAAGCATTATAATAGGTATTTGCTAAATCACTATATTGTCTACCTAATTCCATTCTATTACCTAAATTACTTGCTGTATCAAAACCAGTTGTATCAAGACCACCAGTTGTTCTTCTATTTGCATTTGCTCTATTTGCAAGGTAGTCTGATTCTGAAACATTACTTCTACCCCTAGAGAAATCAGTTGCACTTGCTTTTCTATTTGCAGTTAATCTATTTTGTAAATTAGTCCATTGGTTCTCAGCATCTGCAAGAGATGTATCATATATACTCTTTGCAGCACTTTGTTGCTCTTTATATCCTGAACTATCAAATTTTCCTAGTAGGCTTTTTGCTTCTTTTTTTGCTCCACTTGAAGCCATAAAAATCACCTTACTTTCTTCTATTAAATTATAACATATTAAATAAAAAAGAGCAATTATATGCTCTTTTATTCTAAATTACCACTTACTACATAACCTATTTTATCGTTCCATTTTATCTTGCTATATGTATAATGACTATCTTTTCTTACGTTTTTAGATATATATTCTACTTTTTCGCCTTTTGGTATCATACACCATAGTTTGCTTTTATAAGTACATTTCTTTCTAAATTTAGTTTCTTTTTTTGTTGTAGCAGTTGTTTTTAATTTAACGTCTGCTGGGTTAACCCAATTACTAAATTCGTTATCTACATATACTTTTGTTTTCTTGATACCTAAATGTAGGTGTTCTCCTGTACTTGAACCAGTTGTACCCACATATCCTACTAAAGTATCAGCTTCTATTAACTGATTCTTTTTTGCTTTTGGTTTAGATTTCATGTGGCAGTAAAAACTCTCTATTCCTAGTGTTGGATATTTTATAAATATATAATTACCACTTACACTGTCTTTACCTATTTGTACTACTCTACCACGTGTTATTGGGTATAAAGGTAAGTTCTTACCATAAGTAGCATAGTCTATACCATAATGGAATGTTACTTCCCCTGTTATAGGATGTACTCTTTCTCCATATCCACTTGATATAGATACTTTTGCATCTTCATCTTTGAATATGTATTTTTTAACTTGTTTTAAGTTCATAATTATTCTTCCTCTGAATCTTCTTCAAATTCGTCTATTGATTCTCCATTTGTAACTACTTCTTTTGCTTTATTATAGTTCTTTGTTGAAATACCTAATATAGCACCTAATAATGTATCTATTGCCATTATTGTTCCAGCAATTTCAGTTCCATAAGGTATATTCCATATTTCAAATATAGTAACTACTGCAGTTGCTAGTGCTGGTAACCAATACATTGCTATTTTCTTTAATAAATCATAAGTGTTATTTTTTAATTTCATTTCTATTCCTCCATTTCAAAATTTGGATACTTTGCTAATACTTCTTCTAATGTTAATCTACCAAGTCTTATTTGCATTGTTAAATAATGTCTTAATCTATCGTTCATATTACATACCTCCTAATATGATTTCATTCATCATATCTTCTAATGCTGATATTCTTTCTTCATCAGAATAATAGTAAACGTAATTTGGGTTAGTATAGAAACCATTTGTTTCATCATAACAATATTTACTAGGTTCTACTTCTGCTGGTACGCTAATTACTTGATATACGTTAAATTCTTCATCTGGAGCATAAGCAATATTAAAGTCATCTAGTTCTAAATTTCTAATTTCTTTGTTATCATTAAATCTTGTTGATAATGCGATAACTACATCATCTTTATCTGTGATTACATATTTCATTTAAAATCACTTTCCTTTCTTTATTGATTTAATACCCAAACATCACCAGCAGTTGATGTTGTTATTTCTTCTTTTGTAAGACCTTCTATTTTTGATTCTGAAGTTTTAATAGTTGGGGTTAAAACCACCATTATTCCATTTAGATACTGGTTTGTATTATCACTACTATGTGCTATGAATACTTTATTTGTGTCTATTAATGTTGCACTTGTTCTATAAGAAGAACGGTTTGCATTAATTAATGTTGTATCCGTACCAGTTGTTATTGTGCTCCCCGATACTGTACAGACTATTCCATTTAGATAATAGTTTGTATTATCATTACTATGTGCTATAAATACTTTATTTGTGTCTATTAATACTGCATTCACACTAACACTTGAATAATTTGCATTAACTAATGTAGTATCAGAACCTTTTGTTATTGTTGTTCCACTTATAGTACAGACCATTCCCTGTAAATAATAGTTTGTGCTACTACCACTACTATGTGCTATGAATACTTTATTTGTGTCTATTAAACATATTTTACAATAACTATTTGCAGAATAAGATGCAGAAACTAATGTAATATCTGTCCCTGCTGTAATTGTAGTACCCGATATAGTACAGACTATTCCATTTAAATAAGCATTTGTACTATCACTACGGTGTGTTATGAATACTTTGTTTGTGTCTATTAAACATATTTGAGGATAACCATAAGAACTTGTTTGGGATATTAATGTTGTATCAGAACCTTTTGTTATTGTTGTTCCATTTATTGTGCAAATAAAACCGCTCAAATATGAACTAGAATCTCTATGTGCTATAAACACCTTATTTGTATCAATTTTAGCAATATTTGACCCATCATCCATAGAAGAGTATCGAACATTAACTAATGTTGTATCAGAACCTTTTGTTATAGTTGTTCCACTTATCGTACATACTATTCCATTTAGATATCTATTTGTACTATCACTACTATGCGTTATGAATACTTTGTTTGTGTCAATAGTTATTGCGTTTAAATCCACACCCAAATTAGCAGATTGTATAATAGTAGTATCCGTACCAGTTGTTATAGTTGTTCCACTTATCGTACATACTATTCCATTTAAATAATAGTTTGAAGAATTATTTGAATGTGCTATGAATACTTTATTTGTGTCTATTAATACTGCATTTGCATAAAGATAAGAATTTTTTGTTGCAACCAATGTAGTATCAATACCTGTACTCATATTATTAACAAATTCTACAAATGAATTAGCATCTATTGTTGATGTACTTGCTTTATATTGTTCTATTATTCCATTTACTATATCACTTGAACTAACTCGTTTTTTATATACTTTACCTATCATAATACATACACCTTCCCTGCTGTTGTTGTAGTACATTTTGATACTGTTACACCATCTATTTGTGCTGTTGCTGCTGTTATCTTTTTTAAGTTTGCTATTACTCCATTTAAATATCCATTTGTGCTATCACTTTTATGTGCAATAAGTACTTTATTGTCATATACTAATACTGCACTTGCATCAACAGCAGATTGAGTTGTTGATATTAATGTAGTATCAGTACCATGTGTTATTGTAGTACCTGATATTGTACATATTATTCCCTTTAGGTATCTATTTGTTCCATCACTTTGATGAGCTATAAATACTTTGTCTGTATCTATTAAAGCAATACTTGCACCATATGCTGAATAGGCGTATGTATATATTGTAGTATCTGTTCCTGGTGTTATTGTAGAACCTGATATTGTACACACTATTCCATATAGGTAATATGTGGGGCTGGAGTCTGGATATATCTTACCTGAATTATGAGTTATAAATACTTTATTTGTGTCTATAAAACATACTTTTGCACCATTACTTGAATACATAATGCTTCTTAATGTGGTATCAGTACCAGTTGTGATTGTTGTTCCACTTATCGTACATACTATTCCATTTAGATAATAGTTTGAATTACTTTGATGGGCTATAAATACTTTATTTGTGTCTATTAAAGCAATACTTGCAACATTACCTGCATATTGAGTGGATACTAATGTAGTATCTGTTCCTGGTGTTATTGTAGTGCCTGATATTGTACATATAACCCCATTTAGATAATAGTTTGAAGAATTATTTGAATGTGCTATAAATACTTTATTTGTGTCTATTAATACAGGACTTAATATAGTGGCACTATTGGATACATTAACCAAAGTGGTATCTGTTCCTGGTGTTATTGTAGTGCCTGATATTGTACACACTATTCCATTTAGATATTTATTTGTTCCATCACTTGCGTGGGCTATAAATACTTTGTCTGTATCTATTAATACTGCACTTGAACCATTTGCCATATAAGCCGAATCTGAAGTGGATACTAATGTAGTATCTGTTCCTGGTGTTATTGTAGTGCCTGATATTGTACATATAACCCCATTTAGATACTTATTTGTTCCATCACTTTGATGAGCTATAAATACTTTATTATCATCTATTAGTACTGCACCTGCATAGCCACTAGAATTGGCAATAGATGTTAATGAAGTATCAGTATTTGTCCACATATTGTCAACAAACTCTACAAATGTATTTGCGTCTATTGTACTTGTACTTGCTTTATATTGTTCTATTATTCCATTTACAACTTCTATTCCTGGGTTCTTTGCTACATCTACACCACCTAATTGACCATACAACACATCTGGACCTACTGTAAATTCTCCAGTACCTGAATTGGTATAAAATGGATATGGTTCATAAGGTGTCTTTATACTTCCTTTTTCAAGCATTAATTCATTAATAAAACTATCATTTAATTGTAGTCTTATATAGTAAGTATCACTTGGTATTGTTAATGGATAACCAATTAGTGCATTACTTAAATGATTCATATTCTCATCATAATAAAAACATCTAATTGTTAAACCACTTACACTACTACTTGCCATATATTTTTCACTTGGTTCTACTGCTATATATGGTGTGTATGAAATAGTGCCATTTGGAGTTATTGTCTTACCATCACTTTGAGATATAATTCCATGTTGTAATGTACTTGTATCTAACAAATTCTTTCCACTATTTGTTATATCATACATTCCCGGTTTACCATCTGAATTGCGTTTTGCAGGGATAAGATTTCGAACTATAATGTCGGATTCTTTTATTTTCATTGGGTATATTCTGCCAGTTATCAGATTTAGTGCTTCACCCATATTATTAAAAGCACCAAGGTACATATTTTCTGTAGACGTAAATGAACCACGTGTAATTGATATCTTGTTTTCATCAAAAATAATATTATCCATATTTATTTCAATATCGTGTACAATTGATTTATTGTATGATATATTTCCCGTATATTTTCCATCGGAAAATCTACCGTAATACAATCCTAATAGCCCCGTACTACCAATAATCGCACCAAATGTATCATATTCTGGTGCTCCTGACCATCTACAAGAAAACGGAGACTGAGAATTTTTTGTTATATATATTTTTGTTTTTATAGTAGTATTAGTATTTGGTTTTACTCCCGTATCAATATACTGTGTACCACTACTTTGTATGTACTCTACTTCTTGATAAGTGTTTGGTAATCTACTCATATCACACACCTACTTTTATTATATAAGCAGTGCAACTTATTGCTTCTTCTGGTAATTCATCAGTATAAATCTTATATGAACCAGCAAATGTTTCAGTATAAGCACTTCCTGTAAATTTTGCTTGATTTGTTATATCTAAAATTAAATCTACTTTATGATTTGTAGTTACATTTACATTTGTAACTTCATATTCATATAAATCAGTTTCTGAGTTTAACTCCCAGCCACTTGTAGCTAATGTTAAAGCTTCAGCATTTGTCCTTATTTCATCTACTTGTGTTAATAATGGTGATAACTCTGTCCAATGCTCTGCTGTCCAAGACTCTGCTTCTGTGATAGCTGTACTACATTCATACATTTTTGTATCATATCTAACCCTATCACCGATTGCATAAGTTGATGAGCTAGAATATATATCTAATCCTGTTACGATATAGTTCATAGTGTTTGTTAACGCTGATGGTGTTAAAGCAAGGGAATCAGATGTACTTGTGGCACTTGACGATAATTTAGTCATACCATAATAAGTTTTTGTTGCTAATGCTTTTTGTATTGCTACCCAATACGTTCCATCATAAACAAATCCAACTATTTCACCAGGACTCCACATATATATTATTCCTGAAGTTCCACCTTTAATTTGAACCGTTTTTGCACCTGTGCCATTAACATTCAAAGTTGGTGCTCCATTATAAGTTTGAGCGTTATCAAATTTTACAAATATTACTGAACCCGTTTCTAACTTAAAACCTTCGCAAGTAACAACTTTTGCTTGTGTAGAAGCACTCGTAGAAGATGTGCCATACCAAGCCCACTTTACTTCATTACTTAATGTTGTTGCTACATCACTTGCTGTTTGATAACCTGAGTCATTTGTAAATGCACTTACATTTGTTGGTACAGTCGGAATAACTATTCCTAAATCACTTAATGATTTGTTCCCTGTTAATGTTACACTATTTATTTGTGGTCTGTTATTTAACTGGTCATAATCTGCAGTTCCACCACTACTTTCTATAGTAATATTACCAGACCCTAATAATGAATAATTATTTATTGTTTTAATATTAGTACCTGATACTAATGTTTCTTGTTTTCCTCCAAGAGCAGTATTCAATGTTGTTGTATCTGTATAATTAGTTAAGTCATCTACACTTTTAGTAATAAATCCACTATCATTGTTTAAATCACTAACTTTAGTTGGTATTGTAAAACTAACATCTTTATTTGTTACTATAACTGGTGTGCCGTTAATTGTTATTGATTCAATTATGTTTACTTCCGCACCAGTTTCAATACCACTTAATTTAGTAAGTTCCGCAGATGTTATAAATTTATTTGTTTGACTGGTATCATCCACTAAATCACTATCTAATTTATTATTAGAAGTAATTTCTGTTTGTAGTCCACTAACTAAGTCTGCTACACTAAATTCTATTGTACTTCCACTCTCTAATGTTAATATTATTTTCTTAGTTTCACTATCATACCCACCATTCACTACAACACTTTCTAATGGTAAATCAATAGTTCCTGTGCTTAGAACAGTACCAACTGAGTTTTTTAAACTAACTGTAACCACATAAGTAGATTCATTAATATCAAGACTTAGAGAAGCACCTAAAGCACTTAGTAAATCTGCATCTTGGTCATCTACATAGCCTTTAAGGTCTGCTATCTCACCATCAGTATAATCTTTTAAATCAGAATCAGCACTATCTATATACCTCTTTACTTGTCTAGAACTTGGGAACTTATTATCATCATCTGATAATGAACTATCACTATAGGTGGATAGGGTAGCCCCTTGTAATTGAGAGGCATTACCCACCATAATAGTACCATCTTCTATTTTTTGTATATCTTCATAGTTAGCATTTATTCCTGCTTTAACCACAGACTCAAGTTCATTCATATCTTCTGCTAATATAACTTCACCAGGTCTGTGAGAAGCTGTTAAATACTTATTGTCTATTCTTTCATTCATATAATTTACCTCCTATTCCTTAACCTTTCCTAATTTGCATACCATTCCAATACTTTCTAATTCCATATTGTCAGAGCTTTTTCCATAGAATTTCAATGAGAAGTTCTTACCCTTTGCTGGTATTGCAAATTTTCTCATTTGGTAAATTTGTTCTCCATATCTACCCTTATTTAGTTGTACTAGGTTTAGTCTAGAATCACTAGCATCTATTAGTAAGTTCTCATCTGGAACATAATCATAAACAACTGAGCCATTACTATCTATAGATGTTATATAACTCCCTGTGTTATTGATTCTAAGATTATCGCAGTAAACTTCAAAGAATAATCCACTATAATTATATCCACCTATTAACTTTAAGAATATCTTTTTCAATTTCTTTATATGTTGTGGATATGCTAAGTTATAAGCTTTAGTTTCTAACATAATATCCATAGGTTCACCAAACTCATCATAAGTTGTATCATACTCAAATATACTAGGAGAATATACAATCGCATGGTCTGTTTTTGCTGTCTTTAATGAGAAACTATATAATGTACCATTAAATAATCCTACACCTGGAGTATTACTTCTACCTATAAAATTACTTTCCCTATTAATATTACTAATACTATTATACTCTGAATATGTGCTATCTGTCAAAACTACAGTACCATCTACACTTAATTGTATTGTATAGCCATTTCCATTATCTATAGCTGAATATTCATAAATATGTCTTTCAGTTAAATCCACATTTTTAGAACCTATTTTAAATCTTTTTCCACTAGCTCCTGTTGACTCTAATTGATAAGATAAGTTACTTATAACTCCATTAATACTACATTTCTTATTACCAGAACCTGTAGTGTCATAACTCTTAGCAAAATCAAATACTGCTGTTAAATCTGATGGATTATTACATTTCATATCTACTGTCACTATAAACCCATTTTCAAATGGTATACTAGCAGGAAGTGTTGGTATTTGTATATATCCACCATTAAATTGACACCCTGTATTTGTAACCCAAGTTGTATTATTTAATGTAGCAAGAATATTATTAGCTGTATCATACACAGCATTTCCTGAACCTGCATTAAACACGTAACTTAATAAAGTATCAGAATTATCATATATATTTAATGTTTTTATTTCTCCATTGAAATGACTTGATAAATCTTTATTATTACCTACATAGTTAATATCTCTAAGCAAATATGTAATAGTTAAATTACCAGTACATGTGGTTCCATCTACAAGTTTGCCATCTTTATATATTGCAAATGTGGAACTATCTAAAGCTTTAAACAACCATGTATGGTCTCCACTAAATCCTACATTATCTGGACTTGTTACTACTAGACTATTTCCTGAACTTGTTATTGTAAACACTAACCTATCATTTGCAGCGTCATAAGTAAGTGTTGTAGTACCGTCTATATCTAATATTCTTGTAATTACAACCTCACCACTTCCAGAAAGTGATATAGCTGTTGTAGTTGTATAAGTACTTTGTGTTAACTTTGGTAAACTTATACTATGCTCAGCAGTACTAATACTTGAATAATATGTTCCATTAATATTGGCTGCTATATTATAACTAGCTTTAATAATTGCTGAGTATGAACCTGTATAATCTATATAAATGGACTTAGAACTTGTAGTACTATATGCAGTATGAGTACCTGTTCCTGTTGCCCAATTATTCTTTGGCATTGAGAATGTTAGGCTTTCACCATCAACCTTTATAGTTATTTTACCTGCATTATTTGTTAAGCCCCCAGACCATACTAATGCCACATCTGAGAAGGTTAATTCACACCCCTCACCGTCTGGTACTGCAGCCCATGAATATTTTATATAAGCATAGGATAATTGAGTTGTAACAACCTTTTTACTACCACTCTTTTCATCCCCACTATACTCAGTACGTGTTGTATTATAACTAGAACTAAAATTCAATGTCCATGTATTTATGTAATCTACTGAACCACTAACACTTATAATTCCTGTTTTTAATACAAGTTCTGTAGCACCAGAAGCAAATGAGAATGTTACATTATTAGCAGAAAATAAGACATTTCCATTAGCATCTCTAACAGAGTAACTACAGGTATTGTTTAAATTAGCTGATAAACTGGTTCTATGTAGTTTTAATGTATATTCTATATCTGTCATTCCTGTAGAACGATTAGGAGTTGCTACATATCCAAGTGAAGTATAATGACTATAAACTGTATTAGATGTTATAGTTCCCCTTGATGGAACACTTCCAGATGAACTACTGCTTTGACTAAAATCTAATATAGTACAACTACTTGGATTAGTAGTATCTAATTCCATTTCTACATTTATTCCACCATCAATTTGTGTATTTAATGTCCCAAGGGTAATATTGGAATTAGAACTAGAGAAGCTAACTCCCTCACCTGGTGAACATAAAATATTGCCCATTAATTTACCATTATAACCATTCTCTGTTTCATCTTCGATTGTCCCACTTTGATTTCTTGTAAAATCATATTCTAAAACATCTTCTTCATCATCAAAAGTAGACCTATCTGGGAATGTAACAAATGTCTCTATTGCGTTATCTACAGTAAATAAGAATGTTGGCTTATAAGTAAACCTTCCTGTAGTAAATGCCTTTAATTCATAATTATAAGATAACACATCTATATTGTTCTCAGCAGCATAATCTCCTTCTTCATAAGAAGTATTATAAAATAACATATATTTATCTTTATATCTTAATGCTACTGCTTTATCACTAATTCCATTATATCTAATAGCTGGTTCATCTAATTGTCCTATATAGTAAGTAAAATTACTTGTTAAAGTCTTTACTTTATCATCAAGTTCTTTAACATTTTCAAATGTTACAGCACTTGTATTTGTACTATATGAATAATTACTTGTAAGCATATATAATCCTCTATTACTTGCAAAATATAATACATTTTCAATAGGAACAACTGTATCTCCAGCACAACAACCTAAACTATCATTTAATAGTGTTATACTAAAATCTGTTGATGTAAAATCTTGACCTTGCATTTTATATATTTTATATTTAGTAAATATCACATATACATTTCTGAAAAATGCTATTTTTACTATTTCATCCATTGGTTCTAGTGGTAATTCAATATAGTTATAGTTAGGAACATAACTGAAATTATTTACATCACTAAACCACAATGTATTACCTTTATAATATAAAGCTCTTGAATAAAACTCTATCATTCTATAATCTTCTAAAGATAATTGTTCTACTGATTTAGATTCAGCATCAACCTGTCCTAAAGTATAATAATCATAGTATGGGTCTATACTTGCTCCAGTTTTTGTTATTTTAAATTGTACATAGTTATCTGGGATTGTTGCAACACTTACTGTATACACAGCTAAAGACCCAGCTGCTGATAGTTGACTATCATAAGCAAATGTAGCATTTACTGTTTGAGAATAGTCTGTATCACTTGTACCACATTTAATCTCTATACTAAACGTATCTGCTGGAGTTGAAGCAGTGGTTCCTGTATATATTATAGCTATTTTGAAACTATTATCATAAGGAACACTCATAACTGGTTTATTATCACTTGTTAATAAAAACATACCTTGAATACTATCTGTACTCAATCCTAAACTGTCTACCCAATATAATGGGGTTTTTGTATTATCTCCTCCTAATACATTGAATCCAACATGTCTAATCTCCAAACCTGTTGGCTTATAAGCATCATTTGTTACTGTATAAGTTGAGTGTTCTGAATCATACTCATAAAATCCACTATAAGAAAATGCAGACCCTAATGCTTGAGCTGTTCTATCATAAGTAACTAACCCTTTATCATTTTGTATAAAGTATATTTTATTGTAATACTCTAATGTATCCACATTTACTAAATTTCTATTCCATGGAAATACAACAGCCAATATAGTTTTTTCATAAGTTACTTCTATTGTTTCTGTATCACTACCCTCTATTAATGGTGGTAATGTTACCTTATATCTCCATGCTGTTGAATTAGAATTTTCTATATTTGTTGTTATAATTAATAACTCAAATGTATTATTCTGAAATCCATACATCTCTTGATATTTTCTATAAGCCTTCTCACCACTAAATGCTGATAAGTTTCTAAAACAGTTATTATCATTGGTTAATAACTTCATATAAACTATATTATCATTAGTTTCCTCTGGATTAGGGTAATTATCAGATTTTAATTTAACTACAGGAACGTTTGCTGAAGGGATAAGTTCACTAAATATTTGTGATAAAGCACTTAATTTACCAAAACCTTTTCTTTTTGCTAAACATCCTCTTTTATCTAAATCAAAATTGACTATTTGTCTAAATTCTCCTCTTTGTGAAGCATCATCACTATATTCGGTATTAATGCCTCCATATAAGTCATCTATAAGGTAGAATAGCTTATTCTCACTATTCCCCCTAAAACGTTGATAAGTCCCCATTTATATCACCTTCTTAATAACTTCCACCATTACCTTGGTCGCCAAACCATCCAACATTAATGGCATTTGAAGTATTTATTGCATATACTCCACCAAATCCATCATCAATTATATAGTCTGGATTAACACCATTAGTTTCATCACCATTTATATACATATTTACTAAAGTTCCTAAAGCATCTTTAAATTCTTCCAACCATCTATAAAATTCTTCTAAATATCTATCTGCTTCATTTAAAGATGTATCATTCATCTTAATAGTCCATGCAATATATGGGTCAAATAAAATTCTCATCCACCTACTAGGAATATCTGTATACTCCTCATCAATTTCACTTATGTAACTAAATAAAGTACCACAATGTCCATTTATTATGGAAATTGCTTTATTTGTTGCATCAATATATTGTTCATCTTCAATACTTTCATCTGTTTCAAAATCTACATTGTCAATAAGTTCCTTTAGGGTCATTCTTAACACCTACTTTCTTCTCTTAAATTATACCAAATAAAAAGACATTTTTCAATGTCTTTAAGATAGCTCTACTGTTTCATCCTTAGGGGTATTTGCATCTGCTGTTTTTAAGATTTTTTCTTGAATCTTATTAGCAATAAATCTAGGGAATTGTTGTGGAGTTCCATCAAACTTAACTGTTACTGGAATACCATTATAATAGAAACTATAAGTACTACCAAAAATATTAGCATACATCTTTGATGGAGTGATAGTAACAACAGGTTCACTCTTACATCTAGTTAGCATGTGAGTTCTTTTTTCTTGTGCATAAATTCTTTCGCTTTCTCTTAATGCTAATTCTGCATTTGCACTTGCAGCAGTTTTAACTGCTTGAGCAGCTGCAGCTTCTAATTTTCTTTCCTCGTAAGAAGAATCTTTTTTCTCAAATATTTTAGTTTCTACACTTGTCTTTTTAACAGGTTCTTTAACTGTTTCTATTTTTTCCTCTTTAACAACAGGAGTTTTTTCAACATCTTTATTTGCCATAAAAATATACCATCCTTTCTTAATCTATTATATCAATTAAACGATATTTTTTCAAGTCCTCAGGGTTCTTAAAATTTTCTAAACGAATAGCATTTTCTAAGCTTGTAGTCCAAATTTCATTGTATTTTCTCTGTTTACCTGCTTCACAATCCCAAAATCCATCTACAATCTTACATTGAACTCGTACCATATCATCTTTTCCGTAAGTACTATCACCTGGAGCTAAGAATTTATCCCAAGAATCTTTTGGTGGTGTGTGCTTAAATGGTTTTACATCTTTTTCAAAGATTTGTTTAACCACATCTTTAATATTTGAACAATCGTATTCTAATTTAACTCTCATATTATCATCAACATTTAACTCTTCCATAACACTTAATGGGGTTGTAATAACAGGAACTCCATATCCTAATGCCTCATTTACTGTATAACAGAATGTTTCCATATCATCTGACACCTGTATTACCCAATCAGCCATAGCTATATAAGGTCTAACATCCACCCTAGGTTTCATTAATACCACGTTAGGAGAGTTTAAATTAACATTAATATTGGGATTAGTAAATATCAAAAATAAGTAATTTCTACCATTTTCTGCACAATACTCATCCAATGCTTCTATTAGTTTTAATGTTCTTCCACCACCTTTAACAACATCATCTAATCTACATGCAGTAACTAAAATTGGTACTTTATCAACTTTTTCTAAAGATAAAGGGTCATAACAAGTTGAAACTTTTATATCCTTTTTTAATTTCTTACCATAATCAACCAACATTTTAGAAGCATAATCTGAAACTCCCATATAATGTGTAAATTTTGGGTTCTCTATTGGTGGTTTAACTCCTAACACTTGATAAATAGCATGAGAAATAAACCAATATTCCTTAGCATCTACATCATTTATCATATCATCATTGAAGTTAAAAAATGCCTTTTCACATTTAACAACAACACCTGGGATATGTTTTTTACACCTTACAAATCTTTGTAATCTCTGTATTTGTCCAATATCTGCTTCATCATAATAAACAGTTATATCCCAATCTTTATACTTCTTAGCAACCTCATATAAAAATTGTTCCGTACCCCCTATTTTATTGATACTTTTAAAATAAAATATATTTTTCAAATTTCCATCACCTATTCTAATTATAATAAAAAACCACCCTTTTTACAAGAGTGGTTTATTTTATCATTAAGCACTAATGTTAGTTTGACTAGCAGCTTTACCCCAAGTATCGTTAGTGTCATCATATAATGCAATATCATATCCTGAACAACTATAGATAGCAGTTATTGTCATTGGGTCTATAATCTTAGCACCAGTCCATAATTTGTAACCAAAAGTTGCCTTTTGTGCTAGTGGGTCAGCTTTATCAGCAGTAAATCCTGTATCATAGAATTTAACATCTTGACCACCTAGTTTTAATACCATGTAAGGTTCATAACCTAAGCAATAAGAAGTGTATACATTGTAATTACCTGAGTTCTTTGCTACTGGACAAATTAATGATTCAGCAAAAGCCATTCCAAATACTTCATAACTCATTAATGTACCTTTCTTAATTGGTGTATTATCATTTCCTGGAACCATAATTTTGTTAAGTAATACAGCATCATCTAGTAAATCTTGCATTACATTTGGATGCATTACTACAACAAATTTTCCATTATATTTCTTATGTCCTTTTCTATTAGCATTTTTCATTCCTAATGCTACTATTCTACAATCTTGGAATTTTAAGATGTCTGAACTATCAAGGTCATCAACATCATCATTTCCTGTTCCAACAAAGTATTCAGAAGCATCTGTAAATGAAGCTAATACGTTTCTTTCGATTACTTCAGCAGCATGTCTTGCTAATTCTGGTTGATAAATAGTTTTGATATTATCAAAGTGAATATCAGCAGCTACATCTGTTTCTTCCATTAAAGCACCATATTGGTTAATTGTACCAGATACTTTATGTCCTTCTGGTTTTAATGCAGCAGGAGTTTTACCTTCAATTAATTGATGGTCTCCAACTGGTAAATGGTTATATCTTCTAACTGTAAATGTTTTTGTTCCTAAATTTTTAGGTAAATTTTGTTCAACACCTAAAGTAGTAAATACAAAGTTTTCCTTTTCTAATTTAATCATTTCTAAAATTCTTTTAGAAAAATATTCTGTTACTGAAAGCCCATTTCTTTGTAACACAGCCAAAGTAGTTTCAGCTGGTGTACTATAAGCATTATATGTAATTTCAGCCATTTTAATCACTTATTCCTTTCTCTTATAGGAAGTTATCTTCCTTATATTTTTTCATTTCTTTAGCAATTATATCATCTAAACTAACTCCAGTATCAGTTCCACTATCATTAGCAGGGCTATCTGAAACAGAATTAACCTTTTCAATAGCCTTTATCTGCTTTTGTTCAACTGATGTTTTAACATAGTCAGATAATATACCTTTTAATAAAGGTTTAACATTAGGTAATTCTAAGACTTGGTTTAGTTGTGTGTAACCATTATCTATTAATCTTTGGAATATAATGTCTTTTCCATCTTCTCCAAGACCTAATTCTTTACTAATATCTTCAACAGCATTATTAAATTCTTCAGCCTTGATATTAAGTTCCCTTGTTTCTTGTTCCTTTTCCAACTGTCTAATTCTTTCTCTTTGTTCACTTAGTTCTTTGTACATAACAGGGTCAACCCCCTTATTTGTAGCTTCTTTCTCTAACTGAGCATCTCTTAAAGCTTTCTTGAAAGCATCACTATCAGTGTACCCATAATAACCAGCAAGTTCCTTTAAGAAAGTACTATCACTTTCATATTGTTCACTTTGCTTCCTGTAGTTATCTCTCTCTTCTCTAAGAGCTTTAAAAGAATAAGATTGTTGTTCATCTTTTGTAGGTTTACTTTCCACAGGTTTAACTTCTTGAGTTTCAGGTTCAGCAGGTTCTTCCTCCTTAATTTCAGCAGGTGTTTCTTCAGCAGCAACCTCAGTATCTGGTTCTTGAGATTCCTCAGCAACTCCAGGTTCTTCACTTACTTCTTCTGTAACACTTTCTTCCTTTAAATTAGAATATTCTGCATCTAACATCTTATCAATATCATCTATACTATTCAACTCTGGCATAATCGTTCCTCTTTCCTAACACATACTTATTTTACTTTGCTATGGTACAAAGTGGTTTAATACTCATATTTATTTCTCTTTGCTATGGTACAAAGTGATTATGTTCATCACTATAATTATAAAACAAAACATTTATTTTGTAAAGAGCAAAATAAAAGGATGTTTAACACATCCTTTACATCATTACATCTTCTGGAGCTATTTCTCCATTCATTATCTGTTGAGCAGCATTTATAGCATCAGGGGAAGCATTTATTCCACTATTTTGTAAAGTATTAGCTTGAGCTTGTTGTTGCATTTGTGCCATTTGTTCTTGTTGTGCCATCATTTGCTCTTGTTGTTGTAGTTGTGCTTCAAAATTTTGCTCTATTGTATCTAATAACTGGTCTAATGCTGGAGTTTCCTCAGCAGAAGCTATTACTTCACTAATTGCAGCAGTTACTAATTCTTGGTCTATACCTTGCTCATTAGATATAGCAATTAACTCTTCTATAGTCTCAGCCTTTTCTTGTGCATCTTGTTTTGAAAGTGTATTAAATCTTCTAAGTATTTCATCTTTATTCTCTATATCTGAATTTCTAACTATATCAGCAACTGTTATAGTCTTTATAGGTGTATCATATTGTCTTTCCATCTGGAATAAATCCATAAGCTCTTTCTTTTGAGCTTGTTTACTATATGGTGTCTTTTTATCTAACTCAATATAATACTTATAAGACATATCTTTGAACACCTCTTCTTCTGGAACTTGGAACTCAGTAAATTCATAGTTTCCATCTTCATTCTTTCCATCATAAGCAGTTAATAATTGTCCTGAATATAGTGTAATTATATATTCAATTAGAATATTTGTTATATCTTCTACAAATTCAGCAATATTATTTGTAATATTTATTTCTATTACTTTTGCTCTTTCTATTGCTAACTCTGTACCATTACTTGTATTACCAGCAGTACCAATATCTCCTAAGAATTGGTTAGTATTTCCACTTATTTCTTTAATTTTTAACTCATAATCTGTCTTAATATTAAGAATATCTTGATTAATTCTAGGTGGTGTAACTGGTTTGATAGCATTTTCTAAGTCCCCATTAATGGCATATACAACACCTGGAGCTCCATTAGTTTTTGCTAAAACTTTAGGGTCAATACCACAACCCTTTCTTACCATTAAGCTAGGAGCTGCATAAGCAATAGCAGTATTGGTGATAGCACTTTCTATTGAGCATATTGCTTTTTGTAGACTAAGTAAATCATCCATTAGAGATAAACCATAACAACTTTGTGCTGCTTTTACCCATCTAAATTGTGCAATAGGTATTTGTTTAAGACTTAATTCCTTTTCATTTACAATGATACCATTTATAAGTGTAACTCTCTTAACTTTACCCTTTGTTTTACCATAATAAGTTAATTCTGTCCAAACATCCTCTTGCTGTGTACTGTAATCATTATCATAATAAATTTCCCCTCTTTCTGATGGAGACATACTAGAACCTGAGTTTTCAAATGCTCTTAATTTAGGATATTTACTCATAGCAATCTCTTTTTGGATTCTACCTGCTATAAATATATAATTAGCATCTGAAAATTTCCTAACTGTTGGGTCAATAAATACAGCACTAGGCTCATAAGTTTTAACTTTTAATGCACCTAATCTTTTATTATTTTTACCACCAACTGTTTCATCTTTATCTACATAAATATGTATATAAGCTTCTCTCACAACAGCACCTTTTGCAGTACAATCTCTTATATACTTATCTATGTCTAATCTTCTCCACTCCCTTTTATATAGTTCATTTAAAATTTCGACAGGTTCTACATCATCTTTTGATAAAGGCAATAACTCACCTTCATAATCGTTAGCCCATAAAGAAGATAATCTATTTTCTATTGCAACTTTAGCATAAGGGGTATTCATATTTACTATCCAAGGTTGTTCTGTTTTGTACCTTGCAAGTAAATGTTGATTTCCTTGGAAGAAAGCCATATTTTCAGCATAAGATTCCATTCTGGAAGAATTAAAATTTCTCGCTTTTTCAAATAGCTTTAAATATTTCTTTGATTTATCTTTTTCCATATCAATATCATAAATTTCTACTTCTTTTTCTTTCTTAGCCATTACTTATCCTCCTTACTAATGTTACTTTGTATATAATTTTGTACTACCTTATTACATCCATCTAAATAAATACCATCATTATCGTTTTCAACTTTTAATACAGCAATTTCATCTTTAAGTTCTTTGAGCTTAATATCAAAATTTGCCTCAATATCCTTAATGTCAGCTTGTAGTTGAATCACTAATTTAGATAGTTCTTCATTACTCATTAATCATACCTCCATTCATATCATACATTCCAAATCCATAAACCCCACCATTTTCATCTAAGTCTACATCATCTTGTATTAAACTAACTCTAGTAGAAATATCTGTACCAATATTTAGTTTTCCTATATAACAATCTCTTAAATTATCTGGAAGCCCCATACATAAATACCTTAAGGCATCCATCAAATGGTTTTTTCTGTCCACTGGAACATCTTTTGACTCCCCAGACTTATCACTTTTCCACTTATAATTTTGAGCTTCCTCTTTCATATTAACACAATTTATAAATATCTTCAATTTTCCCCTATACATAAGGTCTCGTACTCGTTCAATTCCATCAAGTATATTGTTATTAGCTTCTTCTAACCATATCCCACACCTACCGTAGAATACATCCCTATAACTAACTCCATCTCTATCATTCTTATTTCTTACTGATGGGTCAGCTTGTACTTGTTTATACAATGGAAGCATATTTCCTTTTTCATCCGTCATTTTTTCTTTTACTTGATGAGCATGATATGTGATAGGTTTCTCATTTACATAATATTCATCATAGATATAGCACACACCCTCTGGAGATATTGCTCCACAAGCTAAGCAAGTTTCATCAGCCCAACCTTTATCAAATCCATATATCCTTAACCAATCATTTGGTATTGGGAATGGGTCTATTAAGCAATCACTAAATTCTGGATATACTACACCTTCTTTAACCTCTAAATAACAATATATGTATTTTCTTCCTTTTGTTCAATAGAGTTCGTTAGACTCTACCAGATTAATCAACATACTTAAATATATAACCATTACCTGTTTTTCTATTACCTCTACAGATTTCAGAGATATGTGTACAACCAGTATTAGCACTTGCCTGTTTAGTTGTACTATATATTTTTATTAAATTACCACTTAAATCATATTGAGCAACTTTTCTATTTGTTGTCATATTTTCATGGTTATCTTGTGGTGTACACCAACGAAGATTATCAATATGATTATTTGTTTTATCATGGTCTATATGGTCTATATGATATTTACCCTCTATCTTTGGGATAAAAACCTCAGCAACTAGTCTATGAACACTATAAGTTTTGCCTTTAGCATCTTTATATAACATAACCTGAACATACCCATTTTTCTTATTAATAAATGTTTTCTTAATACCAGGTTTAACTCGTTCTCTTTTACTAGTTTTTACTCTACCATAATTACTTATTTGATATAATCCCTCATAATTAGGAATGTCCTTAAATATTTCCTTCACAATATCAACTCCTAATTGGATTATACTATACACTATATTGTATGTCAATTAACCATCTATATGTTTCCATATAGAGCAGACTATATCTTATACCTATTTAGGTACCACCGTACTTCCACCCACTTGGGTGTACTCTCTTACGAGATAGTCGTTGAACCTTCCTATTTCTAGGCTCGGCTGCTGATTGCCCTCAATCACACTTGTTAGGGTTTCCCAGCAATTCTCGGTGTTTTCATTTATACTTTACAGCATAATGGGACTATTTTATTAATCCATTTATCAGTTTTACCTACACAAGTATCTTCTATGAAACCACTTGGTAAGTATATATTATCTGGTGAGGCGGATAAGAAAGAGTGATATGCTTTCTCCGCCTTCTTGGTTCGCAATTTACTATATCCTTCAGCATCAACATGCTTACTAGCATATATCTTAGAAGAACGAAGTAAGAACTCATCTCTTATCCAGCCCTCCTCAGGATTCGACTCTACAATACCCATAAATCTGTGTTCTATTTCTTTACCTGTTCTATCTTTAATTATTGCTGCCCTATTTCTTAAACGAGTTTGTAATTGTGTAAATATCCTATAATCTACACCACTTGCTTCTACTATCCAGAAAGCAGTTAAGTTTAATGACCTAATCTTCTCTTCATCATCTGAAGCATATATTATAATCTCGTGACCATTAGTTAAGGTATATTTTGGTAATGGGGTTTTAGTTTGTTTAGATATGAACCAAGGTGGTAAAAACTTTTCCAATTCTGGTAAAACTGCCTCTCTTATTTGTTGTAAAGTCTGTGCAGTAACTAAAGTTCTACCATTTGGTATAGAAAGTGCATGACTTGCTACCTCGAAGGCATCCATTGTGGTTTTTCCACTTCCGAACCCACCTATATTTAATCTAAACTTAGCTTTACTTTCATGGAAAGCCACTTGATGTGGGGCTGGTTTATAGTCTATTAATGTTGCTGAACAGGCATCACATTTGCCATAGAACACATTATCATGGACTTTAATTTCTCCACCACATAATGGGCATCTATATACTTTTGCAGCACTCTCTTCATCATATCTCAATAATGTTAAATAATCCAATTTCATTTAGTACCACTTCCATTAAGCTTATTCCCTATATCTACAAGACTCCCTTCTCTTGGATAATTATAATGAGTTAGGGTAATATCAGTAAAATATTCTGTAGGTTCTTTTTCTAATAATTTCTTGTAAAAACGAAAATCCTCAGCAAATTTAGCATCTGGAAATCTAACATTCCCTATAAAACTTCTTTTTATAGCTTTAGTTGTACCACAAAATAAACATTTAGTATCTTCATTGAGTCTCCATATACAACCATCATTGACTTGAAGATTATAATATACCATATCATAGTCCCCTAGACAATCTACAAACTCATCCCATTTATCTGTATACAAATAATCATCACTATCTAAAAAGAAGATATATTTACCTGTTGCTGTCTCTATTCCTTTATTTCTAGAGTATCCTGGGTTTTTGTTTACACCGTTAGCTAATACTATTAAATCTAATTTATCAGAAGTATCATAATTGGTTATGACATCCCAAGTATTATCAGTAGAACCGTCATCAATAACTATTACTTCTATATCATCCCTTCTTGGAATACTGTCTAAAGCCTTTACAATAAGTTTTTCTTGATTATATACAGGGATTATTATACTTACTTTTTTCACACAACCACCTATATTTCCTCTAATTCCTTCTTTTCAGGAACTCTAATGAGTACTATATTAGCATTATTTATCTTTATAGCACCCTCTTGAGCAGCTTTTTTAATTGCTACTGCTCCTTTATCACCTTCCATAAGCCCCGCATCTGCGATATTACTGATTTTTTCATCTCTAAAGCTCTTTATGTACTTATATACTACTGGGTAATTTAAAAAATCTTTCCATTCATCTATAGAAATAAATGGATTTAGTTCATTCATATCAATACTTGTTCTATTGATATTGTTTTTGAAATCTTCTAAGAAGAATTTAGCCATACCAATATAGCTAAGTTGCTTATCTTTATCTTGCTTAAGCTTTTCATCATCCCATAAAAGTGTAATTAACTTACTTTCAGGTTTATTTTCAGAAGATTTTTTGGTTTCCATATCTTAGCCTCCAATCTAGTTAAATTATACTACAAATCAACAAAAAAGGAAAGTACAAGACTTTCCAAAAGTTGAATGGATATTTGATATGGTATCCAAATAGGCTGTACTACCCTATACAACCACTTTAATTATATTACATTTTGACAAATAAATCAATAAAAAAGACACTATTGTGTCTTTTATTAGGTGAATAAATAAAAAGTTATGAAACACAATGGGAAAACAGTGGGATAACAAAAAATCAATCACCTAATTATATTAATTATAAATCAAAATTAGTAGATTGTCCACTATTTCTCAATATTGTCTTTATAATTTCTAAATTTATTAAATAGTGGTAGTCATCTATTTCTTTTACAATAGCTTCATCAAGCTGGCTCTCTAATTTTGGGTATCTTTTTGTAAATTTATACCACTTTTTCATAGAAATTATTTTTAACTGTCTTGCTCCCAATTTATCTTCCCTCCTTTATTATATTATACCACAAAAAATAAGGGTTTCTACCCTTATTTTACAATCCATGCGTCCTCGGCTACTCGTTGCCTACAGTCAAAACTGTCATAAATTACACCATAACGAGAACAAACAATATGACCATTCATAGTTATTAATAGTATTTTATCAGGGTAAGCCCCTGCAACTTCTCCTACTGTATGTGGTAAATAATCCACTCTTCTATAATTACTATCTAAATACCATCTAATAAACTCTCTATCGTCCATCATAGTCCCCTGAGCTTGTGCTATATCACTCATCATATCATAAGTATAATCCCAACTTTTGCCGATTGCACAAGAAATTGCCCTTACACTACAATCGTTCACAAAATTCCCTTTGGAATTTGCATTATAGAATTTATACACTACATCTCACTTACTTTTCTGACATACTTATCTATTAAATTTATTTCTTCTTGTGAACCTGCTTCTTCTTTTAACATCTTAACAAAATCCACCATACATTCTAACATATATTCTAAAGATTTCATACTATCTTCTTTGGCACCATAGTTACCTCTTCTGTTGTATTCTTCTCTACTATCAGAATATGCCATATAATTTCCATACATATCTTCCATAGCACCTTCAGATTCATGCCCTGTATATCTACCTCTGCTATCTCTACCTCTTCTACCATAAGCATCTCTTCCATAAGAGCCTCTTCCATAATCCATATATCTCATGCTTTCTTCCTCCTTTACATCTTTGTGGATATCAACAAGTTTATCTAGATAATCTAAATTACTTGATTGAATACCCTCATCAAGAATATTATTTATTAATTTTTCAGTTTCTTCCAATAATCTATGTTTCATATTTACCTCCTTTCAAGAGTTCTATTATTTCTTCGTTCTGCTCAATAATCTTTTTAAGATATTTCTCATCTTGAGTTTGTAATTCCTGCATCAAATCACTATTGTTATAATCTTGGAATAATATTTGTAGGCTTAATGCTTGTAAAACCAAAGATAAATTATCTACAAGACTCTTATTAAGCATATCTCTTTATACTGATATTTGCATTTTTAACAATAGGTATTTCTGTATCAGTTGTTGTAGTATCATAAGTAATTGTTGGAACACTATTAACTGTTATTGTTACACTGCCTCTACCACACACTCTTACATACTTAGTAAAAGAAACGTTAGTATACTCTCCAGCTGTTGCAACAATAGCATCTACTTCAGCTCCATTAAGCTTTACTCCATCTGCAAATAACCCTAATCCAACCATTCCAACAGTTGCACTTGTAACATTAGCATTGAAGTTAATCTCATATATACCTCCTGCAACTATATTAAATGTAGCACTACCTTCATTGTGGTTTAACCAACCATTAAAACAGTTAGCACTTTGAGTTCTTAAATCTGTATCTGCAAATGTTATTGGGGCAGTATTGGAAGTTAAAGTTAATTCATTTTCATTAACTGATTGTATCATTTATAATTCTCCTTTCTTTTGCACATTATTTTAAATATTTAGTGCATTTTTAATAAAAAAGAGTAGGACTTGCCCACTCTTTGTGAATTTTAGCAAGTTCTCTATTGAGATTGTCTTATTGACATTATGCTAGATAATTGTATTTCCATACCAGTTAGAACCATAGAAACCACTATATAATGATTGATATGGACTAGATACTAGATAACTAGGTACTGGATAAGGTCTTACTTGGTTTACTATTGATGTTCCTATACCATTAGCAGTAATAGTATTCTTTAAGTCATTAACTTGGCTTCTTAAATCATCTATAGTGTTTTGGTTCATAGCATCAAGAATCTTTTGTGTATTCTCAATTCCTTGAGCTCTTAATGTGCAGCAACATTCATCCATTTTAGCTTGTGCTTGTAAAGCAGTAGTTAAAAGGTTAGTATTTAATTCATTAGTTTGAGTTAAAATATCTCTTTGAGTATTATTTGATGAACTCAATATAGAATTTTGAATACCCATATTTCCTGTTAAAATATCGCTTCTAACATTACATAAATTTGTTGCAGCATCTGAAAAACCATTAGATAATGCAGTTAATACTGATTGAGTTCCACTTGTTACATCTCTTTGTGTAAATTCACTAGAAATATAGTCAGTAGTAGCAAGGTTATTATAACCATTACCACCAAATCCACCCCAACCATTATTACCAAATAATAATGCTAAAAGTACTAAAGCCCAAATACCATCTCCACCGAAGGCATTACCAAAAGCACCACCATTATACATTGGATAAGCAAAACCATTATTTGTTGCTAGGTCAACTGTAGGAACTATTCCTTGACTTCCATTCATGATAATTCTCCTTTCTATTTCTATATCAAATGCTATTTAGCATTGACACCATAATTATTTATCATATTATTCCACTCTTTTTGCTGTTGTGGAGTGAACCCACCTATCACCTTATTTAAATACTCTTGTGGATTCTCATTATTTTGTCTTGCTTGTTGAAACTGCTGAAGAGCTTGAGGATTTACCCTCTTCAACTGCTGCTCCAACTGATTCATCATTCCCTGTGGAATCTGCTTCAACTTTTGATTCATCATCATTTGCAATATGTTGTTCATTTACAGCCATCCCTTTCTTTAACTCATCTATTTGTGCCTGTAAAAGTTCTATTTGTATATCCTTTTCATCTTTAGGCACTATCTCCTTTAACTCATACACTCTAATATCCCCTTTAGCACTCTTTATCCAAACTACACCCATGTCTCTACTAAAAAATGGTGTATCTCCAATAACCATATTTTTCTGAACCTGCTCTATAGAGTCTGCAAATTTTATAACATCATAATTATTTGGGGCAAGTTGAAAATTTTGCGTTAGATTTGTGGGTTGACTAACAGGTATTTGTTGTAATTGAGTCTTTTGCCTTTCTAATTCAGCCATTTGACTATTAATCCTATCTAATGCTGCTTGAGGATTATAATTGTTCATATAGGGGTTACCAATCATATTAATCCGCCTTCCTATAAACCTTGTTTATATATCTATCAAGGTCATCAATTTTATATAAAAGTATATTATCTTCTTCAGGGTCTTTATCTATCTCATTAAAAGTTGCTAATAAATGAGCAAGTCCTAATACTAGATTCTTTACCTCTAAAGTGTCTGTACTATAAACTACTGTTAAATCTTTCATCATACCACTTCCGTTTCTTACTTATATTTTCCCATAAAAAAGAAAGATGAGTTTATCATCTTTCTATCAAGTTTCTATCAAAAAAAAAAATGAGGGCATAAAGCCCTCTTGAAAGGAGAAAACACTTCGATTAAGGTTAACTTATCATTTTTCTTATCTTTTGTCTTACTCTTTTCTTGATTCTATCTATAGTAGCAGTTGATACCCCTAAGTCCATAGCCATTTTGACAGTTGTATCATCTGTTAATACCATCTTATCAAAAACTTGTAATTCTAAACCCTTCCAGATAATATTATCCCTAAACCATTTATACTCATCTTTGGAAAAGTCTAAATATGTTCTTTGGCTCATCATACATACCACTGTTAGCAGTAAATAATCTAAACATACCATTCGGATTCTTATTCCTTACATTAGATTGCACCACTATCTTTCTACTATAATTATTTGGGTCAACATTGGAAGGCACTGGTGAATTAAAAAACTCATTAAGCTTATTAAATGTTTCCTGTAAAGCTTCATAAGCCTCAGGGTCAGCATTTTTAGGCATCCTATAGCTATACTCAACAACTCTTTGTCTTGCGTTCATCTAATTACCCCCTTTACTCTATATGATTATTGTCTCCACTGGTATTTGTTACACTATTGTCTACACCCCTACCATTTGCCTGTGTTGTATTAGCAAAATAACTAAAGAACATATACATAGAAAATGTCCAACATATCATTAACACAACAATAATCACACCAAAGATTCTATCTTTAGCTCTTTCTCTTCTTAACTCAAGCATAGCTATACTTGGTTCTGGTTTTTCGGTAGTACTCATATCAATTATCCCCCTTCCCATTAGTAGGTAATGCTAATACGGAATCTCTTAAATGTTCAATAAGACCATTCTCAAGCCCTAACTCATCTATCATATCTTCATATTGTTGATAATCTGCCTCAAATAAGTCCTTATCTTCTATAGAAGCACTATTTTGGTCTATCAACAAAGCAGCTGTGTTCTTAAGCTCTCTTCTTAGTATTGAAACTGAAGCACTCATGACTAACATTGTCTGCCTATCATTCTTATTTAGTCTAGCTTCAACTTCCTTTTTGAACCCCTTGCTTCTTCCTACAAAATATGTTGCAACAGGTACAACTATAGATGTAAACACAAAAGGTAGTAACCATTGTAAATTATCTAATACATATCCCATATAACCACCACCTAATCTTCTACCCAGATTATACCACATAAAAAGAAAAAAGAAAAGACTTAATAGTCTTTCCATAGGATGTGCTTACTCAGCACCAGAGTAATAAGGAGTCTTTATATCCCTGGTATTTATTAATACCACTAGATAGATAATGAAAAGCAGAAACTTACCTACCTAATGCTACTAATAAATAGCAGCACTTACAATCGTGATAGAGTTATCACATTATCATTATATCACTCTATCTTCTCTTTGTCAATTTCCCACCATTAAATGTCTCTAACTCTTGGCATACTTGCATTGGATTCCCTTTATTATCCATATACACGTCAACCCACCATACACTTTTATCATTATTCATCCCTAAGCTTCTCTCATAAGGTGTTAAGTCTTGTAAGCAACTTGTTTGGAAACAATGTGTCTTACCTTGCTTCATATAAAATGCTTGGTGGATATGCCCTGTTTGTAATATATGTGGTAGCTCCTCACTTGGTATTGCATCTAAATATTTCTGTAAGCGATAGGATTTAGCATAAGATGAACCTTTTGCCCCGTGATACATGCGTACCCTAAGCTTACCTATCATTATGTCCTCACAGTCAGACCCTAAATAGTGCAAGTCCTCCCTATGTAAGCATATATCCTTTACAATGTCAGCCCCACATTGTTTAACCCACCATAAGTCATGCAACTTATCATACAATTTACCATTTTGTATGGTTAGACTATCTCTTCAACCACTTCGGTTGCCCTGCACTTGGAATGTCGTATCAATAGACATCCTACTTGCTTACACTCATCAGCATTAGTCGTTACACCTTCCTATCTCTAGGCTTGGCACGGTATTGGGCTATTCTTGGAGCCGTTCACCGTTAGCACCTTTCGGCACACCCTTGATAAAGGTTCACAGGGTTTATTATATCTACCTCTCAGTAGATAGGAAACCATTTTCTTTGAATATATTATATTTTCTTTCTAATTTAATTTCAGAGTTTAAATAAATTAAATCAACAAATTTTTGTATCTCTTTTTGATTACCTATATTATAGTTATATGCACCAGAACCTCTTTTATCGTGATACTTTGAATATGTTATTTTGTTTTCGTTAAACCAATATTCATATATCTTATCTAAACCATCTTTAGAATTAGCACAATAATAACATCTTAATCCTTTATTTTTCTTGCAAACACCACCATCACCATCAAAAGCACCTCTCATAAATTGATTTTGTTCTTGACTTGGTAATGCAATAAAATATTCAAATAATTTTGCTTTGTTATCTTTCAAGTATTCGCTATACATACTTGAATTACTTCTTCCTAACTCAACTTTATAAAATGTATGTACTTTATTATTTATTGTTCTAGTTCTACTTCTAACATTTGTATCATAATAATCGGCTACTGTTTCTATAATATCTGCATCCTTCATTTCTAAACAAACATTATATGTTGTCTTATTTTCACTCTTCCATTTATATTCTCGTAATGAACCGTCAGTTGCAAACAATCCCAAAAAGTAATTATTAATCATATTATCACCTCAATATAATTATATTACTTTTGTCGTGAATTGTCAAACAGTTCAGCTAATTTCCTGCTATTACATACGTAGGTATATCTGACTTAGGATATTTCTCTATAACATAGTCCCTTTGTCCTGTATATGAGCACTCCTTTAACTCGAATATTTGCTGTGGACGCCCTGATAGTCCTTCGCAGATGTCCCCAGAGTGAAGTACATAGTCCACTTTCCTATCCCCAGCTTTATCATATAAATAGTTTAATATATCCAAACGGTCATACTTACTAGCAAGGTGGGTATCTGATATAAGTAATAGCTTAACCTTATCAGCCATACTCGGTACTCTATATACCTCATTATCTTTTTGTAGCTTTACTCTTTCAATCTTGTCCCCTATTACCTCATACATATACCCTTTTTGCTTAAGCATCTCTATTAGTCCATATACCTCATACTCTTCTAGCTCTAAGTCTTTACATATAGCACTAATATACACCCTTTTCTTACTCCCTAAATACTCCTTTATCTTCCCTATCTTCTCTTCCATTTATACCCCTCCTTTTTATATAGTAACCGTATCTCTCATTACCATATAATAGCTCTAGGTCAGGATACCTCTTCCTCATCACCTCTGGTGTTAAGTCATCTTGCTTATGTATCTCATATATATTATCTTCCTCTATCCCTTGTGGATATAGGTATGGCACTGCTACTATTGTCTCCTCGCATCTAGGCAACGCATACGCAAGCACGGCTCTCGCCTCCTCAGTAGTTAAATGCTCTATTATGTCTCCAAATATTATGATGTCATAATATTTATACTTAAAGTCCTTTATGTCTTTATTATAAACATGTTTATATTTATCCCTCAGATTATAATTCTCTATATTTGGCTTGAATACCTCCACTGCCTCTATATTCTGGAAATGCTCGTGTAATAAATCATAGTATGTCCCACTCCCAGCCCCTACATCTAGTATACTTGCATCTCCTGGGAATTTGGATTCTAAAAAAAGCTTTATGTCATCCTTGTAGTCTCTATAAGATGTTGCCATCATATCACCTACTTCCTTTTTGGATTGTTCTACTAAGTTTATTATAGCATTTTTTAAAAATTTTGTATAGAGAGATTTTTGAAGGGGTTGCTAATATATACCGCAAGATAAAACACAATACAATAAATAATACCTTTAAAACCCCACCCCCATACTTTTACACAAACACAAGTTTGAATAACTCATTTTTTGATACTTCTGATAGTTTATTAATTCAAAGATACAAAAATTTGTACATTATCTTTATTATATGCAATTTATCTAATTTGTATCACAACACCATTTGTAGAAAAATTTTAATTTGTGTGCTAAGTGCGTTACTAATAGTCAACTATATTAAATATACATACTACACAATACTAGTATACATATAATATATATAAAACTTTCACGCATTAAATATAAAAATTTTTTCTGTAAAGGGGTTATGATACAAAAAACACATATTATACCTATATTTTTACATCTTTTATTTACTATGTTTATTATGTTTATTTTATAATTTTTATAAAAAAAGTAAAAAAAGTTTAATTTATGTGTTGATTTTACTTTCTAATAGTGGTATATTGGAGATACTGAAAGAGCAAAAAAGCAGATTTTTAGTTAGATAGGAAGTGAAAAAATGATTTTATACTTACAATTTAACTATAATAGTAATATGGTAAGCCTAGCAGAAAAGAACGAACACAAAAGTGAAGATGCACCATTTGACTATTATACATTAGAAGATTTACCAAAAGACATGACCATTTATGAGTTAAATAAATATGTTATGGAAAAATATAATTGCAAAAAATTAATAATTCAACTTTAATTGTCAAAACCTTGTGAGTGGTATAGGTTAAACTCTCAAAAATAATTTT